TTACAGATAGTAGCACTAATATATTTACAACTGGTGGGGTGGGTATAGCGTATAATGGAACTATGTGGGTCGCAGTCGGATTAGGAACATATACTATTGCTTATTCGTATAATGGTATTACTTGGAATGGGGTTACAGATAGTAGTACCAATATATTTACACTTGGAGGAAGACGTGTAGCATATAATGAAACTATGTGGGTCGCAGTCGGATTAGGAACCTATACTATTGCTTACTCGTATAATGGTACTACTTGGAATGGGGTTACAGATAGTAGTACCAATATATTTACATCTACAGGAATCGGGGTAGCGTGGAACGGAACTATGTGGGTAGCAGTAGGAAGAGGAACAACATATACTATTGCTTACTCGTATAATGGTATTAATTGGAATGGGGTTACAGATAGTAGCACTAATATATTTACAACTGGTGAGGGTGTAGCGTGGAACAACGTGGTTATACCTTCACTTACATTAAACAAAAATGGTTATGGACTAAGTAATAAGTTGGATATAGTGGCTGATAAGTATTACAATAAAGGCTATACTAATTTAACACTGACTGTTAATGAAATTCCAAATCCAACTGCTTCAATTATAGCAAATGGTTCAACTACACTAACACCACAATTTACTAATGGAACAACAGTAACTATAAATGGAAGTTCAACAATAAACGGACAAACTATTGTATCAAACACCACTTATACAGTAAGTCCAACAATGACTACTAGATACACTTTAGTTGTAACTAATAGTATAGGAGTTCAGCAAAGTGCGAGTGTTAATGTGCCACCAGAATTTTCCAGTTTTTTACTAAGCTCATCATCACAGAATGATTGGCTTTACGAGCCATATATATGGTTTGAAACTGAAACAGTTGGAGGATATAGATGTGTCAGTAAATATGACCCTGGCTACAACTCACCACTCTTTTACTTTGAGTTCATTCCAATTTTCACTGGTGCTGGAAACGCTAGTCTTTCGTGGAGTGGTTTTTCACCAACCAGTAATCAATCGTTCGTGGGTGATGAATATTTGACTATTAATAATTCAACCGTAATATCTGGAGGTCTAATTACTGGAACAATTAACATTAGTCAAGATAACAATATTGAGGATCTAACGTTTAAATTTGTGATGACTGTTTATGGTCTTGAATCTACGCCGATTTACTTGAGTGTTGCTTTTGCATAATTTTACCATAAATATACATGGCTCAATATTTTAGCATTATAATAGCCGTTTGATTTTCTTTTTTCTAATGCTATTGCGACTCCTCTTTTTTTGGTTCCAGAATGTCTATTAAAATAATTATTCATTCGTTTTCTATCATTATGATTTTTATAGGAATACAATTTTAGCGGAGTTCTGTCTTTATATTGTTGATAATCTGACGCTCCAAAATGTATTTTGCGTATTTTTTTTGTTGTCTTATTTTGTATGTATGCTGTGTATTTTTTTCCATGCGGTCCTTTTTCAAATTTTATGATTTTTTCTTTCATTCTTTTATTCATACTTTTATTCATACTTTTATTCATACTTTTATTCATACTTTTTATATATATAATAATTATTATAATACTATAATATTATAATAAAAAATATTATGTTATTATAATATTTTTTATTATGAATATACCTATTAAATACTTACCTCATCGTCTTAGTGTGAAAGATAAAAAGCTACAAATTAAACAATTAAAAGCATCACGCAACGCATATAAAAAAAAGCGCTATTTAACACGAAAACCCGTTGACTCATATAAATCCAAAAAATCGGCTCATATAGCAAAAGCGCGAAAGTTATATAAATTAAAAAATATAGCAATAAATTCCGACTTAGTAAATGCAACACGTTGTTCTAAAAACGCCTTATTAAAAATTCTTAAAAAAGGGCGTGGCGCATATTATTCTTCTGGGTCACGTCCAAACCAAAGCGCACACAGTTGGGGCTATGCGCGTTTAGCAAGTGCTATTAGTGGAGGCAAAGCCTCTGTAATAGATTATAAAATATTAGAACAAGGTTGTTCTGCAAATTCCAAGGCATTAAAATTAGCACTTAAAGCGAAAAATAGCGGAACACGAAAAGTGCCAAAAATTAAGCTATAGTAAGCTATTATTATAATTAACTAGAATATAAAAGCCCACCAAAACCATTTTGAAAAAACAATATATTGTATTTTTCTTCAATTACATACAAATTATAATAATATTTATAAATATTAGTTGGGTCTTTTGATGTTGCTATTATTGCTCCTGTTTCAGGGTCGCATATTGTTGTAAATTCCACATTACTGCTGTCAATTGGTGGATTAGTATAATTATTATATTCAAATTCAATTGTTTTAAATCTATTTGTATTAAATGCACCATTTGGTTGCAGTTTATAGGGGTCTGTTGTTAACGCAAAATTATAATAATATAACCCTACTTTTGAATTGGATCCATTTGACTTATTATATTTTTCTAGTCTGCTAAATACACCACTATCAAAAGTTTGCTCTCTATATTTGCCGTCGCATATTATGCCAAAATTTTTCATAATTTCACCCATATTGGTTTGTTCATAAGCACTTGGAACATACCCTGTATAATAAATATTTTTTGAAATATCACTGCTATAACTAAAATGTGGACTATAATATTTATAATTAGAATTAATCTTGAGTTTTTGCAAATCATTTGGAATACTATTTTCATAAGGCCAATTAGTATAATTAGACCACTCATTGCGGTCTTTTACATCACTTCTTTGAAAATACCATACCCAACTACTAATTAATCCATTTGATTCTAATTTAATTTTATTAGTCTTAATAACTTTTATAAAACTATATTCTTTTACTTCTTTAATTAAATAATTTTGACTATTTTTAGCAAACATTTCTCGCTCGGCATTATCAAGAAAACATTGCGTGCTTAATAAGTGTATATTACTATTTATTCTACTTGTTAAATTAATATAACTATCAACATTATTTGACAAATCAATATATGGTGGTGGATTTATAAATCTATTAAATTGATATTCTAATGTTGTTTGAATAGGTTGTATTTGAGGAATATTATTATAATTAGTTATTTTATAAGTATTTATACTCATATCATATAGTACATCTTTAATAGTAAATAACTCAAACAATGGACGTAGTGTAAAATCAATAACTAAATTACTATATTGTAAACATATTAATGGAAACGCCATAAAAGACGACATTGTAAACCAACTGTTAATTGGTATATATAAATTATATTCTCTTATAGATGGTTCAATACCGCTTATATCAGGATTGGTTCCATTAATATTAAATGCGTTTGGATAATTATTATTGCGATTGTTAAAATTTGCAGGGTCATTTAGTTCGCTAATATTTCCTGTCATAATATCAAACAACTCTTTTTTATGTGTATCAAAATCTCGCTCAACAATATTTTGCAAATAATGTCCGCTAAATTTTTGAATAGTTATTCCATCAATCATAATTTTTACTTCTTTAATTAATTGACATCCAATATGTTTAATCCATTTAAATTCATAGGGTCTATAAGCAGCACTAATATCTTCGTATTTTTTATAATTTAATATTGGACTCCATATTGTTGGTAATTTTACGACCAAATAAGTATCCATTAATAAATCACCATAACGCTCTATTTTAAAGCTGAATGTTGTTGGTTTTGTAACATCCAGCTCTTTTTGTCCTATTTGATCTATTCTAAATTTTTGTAGTCCAAAATTAGTATATTTTGAATATGTGGATTTGAAGAAACTTTTTGTAGGATTACCAGTCAAAATAACATTTTGGTCGCCTAGTGCTATTAAGTTTAATAATCCTCCTGCCATAGTATAATAATTAATATACTATAATAATTTTATACTAATATTAAATTATTATTAAATTATTATTAAATTATTATACTATTATTATTATTATTATTATACTATAATAATTTTATACTAATATTATTAAACTATTTTAGTTAAATTTAAATGTTTTAATATATAAATATAGTATTACTTAAAACTATGCCTACTGTTGAAGAGTCAATAACCGAAAACGCAAAGAAACTTTGGCATACAATTAAACAACAAATACCAGAAGGAGGTGTTGTACCATCATACTATTTGTATATAACACTAGCTACCATAACTCTAATAATGTTAATATTATTTGGTTGGGTATATGATAGATTAGCGCTTGAAAAACGAACTTGTAATAAATTGGATAAATATTATAAGTCTAATGTTGGAATATCTTATTTTACTAGTGCAAACACCGTAGTAGCAAGTAACACAACTTCTGCTAATTCAAATAGATTTGATATATCTAATAGTATATTAAAAAATTATTATGTTAAAAGTGCTTATAATTGTTGCTGTGGTGATGGATATAAAAACAATTTTGTTAATTTATGTGCTTTAGAAAAATGTATTAGTAATGGATGTAGATTTTTAGATTTTGAAATTTATTCTTATAATAATAAACCAATAGTGGCATCATCTACTGCAAATAGCAACTATATAAAAGAAACATATAACTCTTTAGATTTAGGTGAAGTATTAAATACTATTAGCACTAGGGCTTTTGATGCTGTGCATACAAATTGTAACCGAGATCCATTAATTTTAAACTTTAGAATTATGAGCACCAATTTAACAATGTTAGAAGCAATTGGAAACTTATTTGAAGAACACTTGGACTTGGCTAGTTCAGGTGATAACACTTTTCGTCTAATGAAACAACATAATTATACAACAGGAACAATATTGACTGTTAAAATGAGTGAGTTATACAAAACAGTTATTATTATATGTGATTTTTATCCATCAAATAATATATTAGAAACAAATAATGTATTAGCAAAATTAAAAACCTATATTAATTTAAAAGGTAAAAGTGAATATTGTAAAACTTATAGATATACTGAAATAGCTGGTAGAACAACTCAGTTTATAGATGAAACAAAGAAAAATTTTATAATAGTATTACCAAATTTAAATAACTCCGTAAATAATAGTGAGTTTGCTTCTGCATATGGTTACGGTTGTAACGCTATAGCTATGAAATATCAAACCAAAGATGCAAATCTACAACAATATATTGAACAATTTGCTAATAGGGGAAACTATTCGTGGAATTTAAAATCTGAACATTTAATTGCTAATGTTCCTACAAGTTTTGCAATTGTCCCTTTTACAAGTCATAGACCAATAGAAGATATTAGAAGTACAATACAAAGCGTATTGACTCAATAATATTAATCAATTTCCTATTTTCTATTTTTTATTTCCTATTTCCTATTTTCTATTTTCTATTTTCTATTTTCTATTTTCTAAAATAAATAATGGAAAAATATTATAATAACATACTATATTATATATGTTATTATGACCTCTTTTGAAGAAAAAGAATTAAAAATATTAAGAAATGCTATTGATAGTGCTACTTATGAAGTTGGGAAAAAATTAGTGCAATCTGATACTGTAAAAACAATAATAGAAATATTAGAAGAGTTTTTAAGAACACATAATACCCTATGTTACGGAGGAACAGCTGTAAATAATATATTACCAGAACAAGACCGATTTTATAACAAAGATATTGAAATACCCGACTACGATTTTTTTACACCATTAGCAATGGAATATGCCACAAAGCTAACAAATATATATTATAAAGCTGGTTACGAGGAAGTGGAGGCAAAGTCATCAGTTCATGCAGGAACATATAAAGTGTTTGTTAATTTTATTCCTATTGCTGACATAACCTATTTAGACAAACACTTGTTTAAAAACTTGTTTAAAAAAGCTATTAAAATAAATGCTATAAATTATTGCCCTCCTAACTATTTGCGCATGGCTATGTATCTTGAATTGTCAAGACCAATGGGGGATGTATCGCGATGGGAGAAAATATTAAAACGCATTAGTTTATTAAATAAGAACTATCCTTTAAAAGGAGAGCTTTGTAAAAGTATAGAATTTCAGAGAGATTTCGATGGTTCAGATGGTGATCGAAACAAACTTTACGAAGTTTGTAAGACGTCATTTATAAATCAAGGATTAGTGTTTTTTGGTGGTTATGCTGCGTCGCTTTATAGTCAATATATGCCTAAAAAAGAACGAGCACAAGTTAATACTATTCCTGATTTTGATATGTTGAGCGAAAACCCTATGTCAAGCGCCCAAATATTAAAAGAACAACTTAATTATGAAGGCTTTAAAAATGTTGTTATTAGAAAAAAGAAGCCTATTGGTGAATATGTAGACGACCATTGTGAAATAATTGTGAATAATGATGCAATTGCGTTTATTTACAAAACGGTTGCTTGTCATAGTTATAATATTATAACACTACAAAGTCGCAAAATCAAAGTTGCCTCTATTGACACCATTTTGAGTTTTTACTTGATTTTTATTTATGCAAATAGACCTTATTATGATGAAAACCGTCTATTGTGCCTTTCTGAATATTTATTTAAAGTTCAAATTAAAAACCGATTAGAGCAAAAAGGGCTATTAAAACGATTTAGTGTGACATGCTACGGAAAACAACAAACATTAGAAGATATACGCGAAGAAAAAGTGAAAATATATGATAAAGTTAAAAACAAAGAACTTTCGCGCAAATCTAGACTCTATAATATGAACTTTTTTAGATATATTCCAAAAGAGGGTTTTAGAAAAACTGTAAAATATAATTTTACTACGACAAAAGTGGGTAAAAGCCGTTTAAGTAAGAGAAGGTGATTGCTATAAAAAGATTAGCACTTAGACTCATTACAAAATATTATTATATTTTATAATGAATAAATATTATAAAAAGTGGTTCAATTATTATGAAGATATTTACTAATTTGTAATATCTACTTCTAACGCAATAGTTCCATTATGTCTAAATGCTGAGTTTACTATAAATTTTATATACTCTTCATCAGCAAACTCAATTGAAATTCCAGTTTCAGTTGTAACTGAAATATTCTCCCCAGATGTGCTATATGATATTGTAAGAACTACATCTCTATTAGTAAGTCTTGTATATATTGGAACATTTATACTAATAGATGGAGAAGATTCTTCCAATATTGTTGATTCTATTAATGTGTTAATATATACATTATCTAAAAAAGTATCTAATGTGAAAGTTAAACTAAAATTTTGTGAAAGATTTGTAATTGTGAGATTTCCATACCAACCTACATACATAAGATTATATAAATTTGAAGAAAACTCTTGTAAAGCACTTTGAAGTTCTATTGTTAACTTTTCAAAAGTGACTACGCCATCTAGAATTTTAATTGTTGTAACACTATTGTCGGCAAGTTCTGTATCAGTAATAGAGTTTGCTGTTATAGTAGTTTGGGTTACAGCACCAGTAGCGCCTTGTATTCCTTGTATTCCTTGTGCTCCATTAGTTCCATTTGTTCCTGTTGTTCCTTGTATTCCTTGACTTCCTTGTGTTCCTTGTATTCCTTGTATTCCTTGTATTCCTTGTATTCCTTGACTTCCTTGTGTTCCTTGTATTCCTTGTGCTCCTTGTGCTCCTTGTATTCCTTGTATTCCTTGTGCTCCTTGTGCTCCTTGTATTCCTTGTATTCCTTGTACTCCTTGACTTCCTTGTATTCCTTGTATTCCTTGTATTCCTTGACTACCTTGTGCTCCTTGTGTCCCTTGGATTCCTTGACTACCTTGTATTCCTTGACTTCCTTGTGTTCCTTGTATTCCTTGTGCTCCTTGTGCTCCTTGTATTCCTTGTTTTCCTTGTGCT